AGTAAGATACTGAAGCTAAGTGACGAGGGTGTCATTGACCTAGGTGAAGGATTCGTAGCGGCGGTCAGAAGAAGTATAGAGGACGGAAGTTATCTAACCAGAGAATACAGATTCTACGAGGACGCAAATTATAGACCATCCAAATCATCCGAAGAAAAACTTCGTCAATCATTTATTCGAGCACTGAAGAAGGGCGGAGAAAAGAACCCAGAGCTTGAGGCTGATAGAATCATACAGAACTACTACGCTAGTCGTAAAACTTCTGATAGTGTCAAGCAGGGTATGGATATACTTGTTGAGAACAGTAAGGTTTTCAAACAAAGGAAGGCATTCAATAAAGAGTTACGTGAGTTCCTAGGGGAATACAAAACGCCCGGTGAAAAATTCTATGGCACAATATCAAGATTGGGCAGGATTGCCGCTGACCAGACTGCGGCATTTAATGTTGCGAAGGATTTAAGATTAGCTGGCCTGGCCGTTAGGCTGAATGAAATACCGCCCAATATGAGGGCTGATTTTAATCCTCTTAAAATAAACGGTAAGATCATCAAGCAAAACATTGGGGGTCAGAGAGAACAATTGTATGCGCTCAAAGAAACCCAGAACTCCATTGACCAGCTATACGGTAGCCGTATCCCACAGGATACTAACCTTCTTGTAGAGAATGCTATAACGAAGTTAATCAGCACGACTACTGGTATGACTAAGTTTGCAGCAGTTCCGTTAGCACCAGCAGCTTATTCTCCTCAGCTTTTTGCAAATGCTTTTGGTATTTTGGGTCAAGGTATGAACCCATTTCGCGGGTTCGGAAAAGGTCTTACTGTTGCTGGAAGCGAAATCTTTGGTAAGGGATTGACCCTCAAACAACTTAATGAATACAAGAGCCTAGGATTAGTGGACAAGAATGTTTTTGTCAGTGATATTCGTAATGCCTTCAACAAGGGGTTCAAGTTGTTACCCGAAAATAAAGCAGGAAAATTAGTTGGTCTTTCAGCAAAGAAAATAGGTCAAACATATAGCGCAATAGATACAGCCAATCGTATATCAGTATTTGAAAACTATAAGGTTCAACTACGGAAGTTAATAACGGGTGTCAATGACCCCAAGAGCTTGAACTATCTTGATCCCGCAACCTTCAATAGGCTCGCGGCTGAGTTAACTAACTCAACTTATCAGAACTATGATCGTATATCTCCTTCGCTTAGATATTTATCCAGGCTGGGTATACTAAATGAGTTCGTATCGTTCCTGTTGGAGTTCACGAGGACTACATTCAATCAAGCTAGACTAGCGAAGTCCCTTATTGATGGTTCCTTTGCTAGTAAAATGAAGAGCGAATACGGAGTAAACGTAAACCGAGGTGCTGCCACGTTGCAGGGAATGAAGAGAATGACATTCTTGTCAGGCACTTTGGGGGCTGCCACGGTTGGTATAGCTGCTTACAACAAGTCAAATGGTTTTGATGATAAGAAAGTAAGGGCCATAAAAGAAACAGTTGCTCCGGAGTGGGATGATACCAGCGCGTTGGTCATACAGGACTTAGGTGATCAAAAGGTAGGCTTAGTTAATATGGGTTACAGAATGCCTATAGCGGATTTAACAACAGTTTTTGAAGCGGCATTAGGAACCGGAAGTTATACCGAAGCTGGCTCTAGAATTTTTGGAGCAATCTCTGATAAATTTTTCGGAAGGGGAACAATCAATGCGAAGAACTTCTTCAACGCTATTCAGAACATTGACCCAGATACTGGTGAAAAAATATCACAATCCCCTAACAGGTTGGACAACGTGATAGACCAAGCAACTTTTTACGCACAAGGCTTTAAGCCCGGATTTGCTAGGGAGATTGAAAAATGGGATGACAGAACATCCAAGGAAAAGGGTGCTAGATATTTGTTGGGAGAAAGAAAACTTAACACTTCTTTTACTAACGGTGCTGGCAGGAAGTTTAATGACGCGCACAAAAGAATTCGTGGCGTAAGAAATCAGTATTCAGCAGAAGCTCGCGGGGCGGATGATATAGCATCAGTTTATCAGAAGAATAACAATACTTATAAACAAAATATTGAGGAAATAATTACGCACATAGATAATCTAAGAATCCTGGACGTAAGTAATGAGGAAATATTTAACACACTGCCTAAAAATCTTTCTAGAAATGTTAAGTTAGCCGCTATGAAGGGTATCGTTCTAGATATGCCAGTAGCTGTTTCAATCAAGGGGAACAGGCTCGAACAAACAAAGCAGTATATAGAACTTGTTGAAAAGATGCCCCGTGATCTTGCTACTAAAATGCTTAAGCAGGAAGTTAGCTCAAATAAAATAAATAGAGCGCAGTTAAATACTATAGTAAATGCTATTAAGCTAAGAAGCTCCCTATAAAAAAGCCCCCACCGATTAACTTCCCCTGAAGTTTGCGTGAAGGGAAGCGTGAAATCGATGAGAGCTAACTATGAATGAGGCGTAAAGAAGGTGGAACTACTAACAACCACCCGCCGGGATTACTCCTTGGGCTTACCTCTCTCAAGTATTATACATCATTGGATTCAAGGAACTCCTTGAGCTTTCGCTTTTCGTCCTGCAAAGATTTTCGTTGTTCTTCCATTCTCTCTATCTTGTAAGATAGTAGCCTGGATTCGTTACGAATCATTTCTATTTGCGTCTGAATCCTCTCGATGTTTTCTTTAGGTATTGGCATAAAATCATATGGTATGATTTATAAAAAATTGTCAACCGTTTATCGCTTTAGTATCCACGATAGTTGCGTCCTTATTGTATAGGTATCCAGTCATTTTGTTGACTGTTTGAGTTCTGTCGAAGTCAGTCTGCCAAGGCATCTTCCTGTTGTGAAACCCGAAGTTGTAGTCCTGCCTAATCAATTTAGAGATATTCCAAATATAAAGTAAGCCCTCGAACTCGTTCACGTATATGAAGTCCTTCTTCACGGACTCCGCTAGTCCTATGTTGGTGTCCAGCTTTAACTCCTCAATGATCCAAGGATCGTAGGCCTTGCGCCTGGACTTGATTTCAAACAAGTAATTATCGTTCTCGTAATCAAAGGAACTGAACTGATCCTCAGCCTTGATTAGTTTACTGATGCCCGTGAAGGCTATCATTATCTGCTCCGCTACTTGTGCTTCAGTCATAGGTGCATTCCTTTCGCTCTCTTTGAATGCTTCCATCCGTTCTTATCAATACCCCAACCTTGTATGTTTCCTATATTGTGGTATTCGCAGAGTTCTCTTCTGATAGTCTTACCTAGCTTTGAGGCCTCTCGGATCTGAACTGACACCGAGCAATTGTATTTATCATTCAGGGATTCTATGAACTCTTTCGGCGTTGTGCTCATAATTTCTCTAAGGTTCTTAGAGATAGTTTTAAAATTTTTACGGGGGATTCTTGCCCCTCTGTATCCTCTGTTTGGCATTATGTAAATCTCCCTAGGCAGTGATAGAATTTTAATAGACCGCCAATGTCCCGCTGCCCTTCTCGGTTCTTGGCTATCTCGTAATACATCTTTGTATAAGGTCCTTTGTCATCGATCTCCTTTGAGGATTCAAAGTCCCCATCGGTTGGATACATTAGTAACACAATGTCAGCATCGTTCTCAATGTCCCCGGAATCCTTTAGGTCATATAGCTTTAGCCTACCGTTCTTGGCTCCCTCTCGGTTCACCTGAGCGAGTAGTATAACGGCGATATTTAAATCAATAGCCATCTGCTTTATCTTGTGAGAGATGTCTGCTATACCTTCAGCCTTACTCATCCTAGATGAAAAAGGAATGAGTTGTAAGTAATCAATCACGAGTAACTTTACTCCGTATTTGTTCACGAACTGCCTAGTTTGACTGCAAAGATCGTCGGCACTCTTGACCGCGTGAGATGTATATATGGGTAACTCCGAGAGTTGATTAACCGTTTCCGTCACCCTAGCCATTTGTTTGTCAGTGGCTACGTTGTCCTCCACGTTACGAATGTTGACTCCAGATATTACTTGGGTCAAACGCTTTGTCAGTTGCTTCTGAGGCATCTCCAGTGAGAAGATACCGCAGTGATGACCGTCCTTCTTGACTGCCTGTAGTGCAATGTATAGGGCCAGGGCGGACTTACCGCAGGATGTGGGGGCAGCGATGGTCATAACCTCACCAGCGGCGATGCCTCGATTGCCTAAGTAATCATCAAATTTATTAGTATGAGTCTTTACTACATCGGGTTCGTATTCGCCGGACTGCATCTTCTTTATATCCTCAAGTAATTCCTTGGCGGATTCGCCTATCTTTACTTTGGATTGGCTGGCCAGCGGTCTAGCCAGCAGGGTGTTCTCCAGCTCTGAACGAATCTCGTCGTAGCTCCTCGTCTCGGACTCAACCTTTTCGACGGCTAGTCGGCACGAGCGCATAAGCTCACGGAGCTTGGACTTCTCCGCTACGATGTGAGCGAAGTAAGAAGCCTGAACGGGGGTAGAAGCCTTGTCACAGATGGACAGTAGCCCGGCTATGCCTCCGACCTCATCAACGCCCCTAAGGGTCTTCAGGTGCTCTAGAACGGACACGTCATTCAAGGGCTTGCCTTGAAGTGCTAGTGCTCCGATTGTTTCAAATAAAAGTTGGCATCTTTGCAAATAAAAATCGCCGGACTGGACGATTTGAGTAACGGAATCGTAGACTGATGTATCCTCTTCGAGTAAACAAGATGCGATTAATCCTTCCTCCGCCTCAGCATTATGTGGTTGCTGATGGACCAGTAGTTCCAATTCGTCTTGATTCATTCTCAACTGTAGACAAAAGAGAGCGAAGCAATTGACCCAAAGCGTTGTGCTTTATTCTTATTTCTTTAGGTAATTTTAGGGCATCAATCTCGTTGTGAATGTTGAGGGATACCTCTGCGGCTTCTATAATTTTTGTCATTTTTTGTTAGTATATTTGTGAAGTTAAGAACACTTGAACCCCCCGCCGATTTGCGGAGAGCCAAGCATTCTAGCACAAGGATTTACTTCTTCTCTTCTCTTTCGAGCATCCCTATGGCTATCAATGAGTAGCCAATTAGGTCACGAAAGATATCCTTGGATTGATCGCCTTTTGTGGTAACCTGGAGCGACCCATCTGAACAGAAAGCCTTAGCTCTCTGGAATTTGTCCTGCATACGGATGCAGATACCTGTAAGGGGATGAACGCCGAACTCGGTTGAAGCGTCAAAGTTAGCGAAGGGGTTATCGCAAGTCTTGCCACCCGTGTAATCCGAGTTCTTGTTAGCGGTCATAGCTAGGATGTCATCCATCTCTTCGGAGCGGAACTTATCCCACCACCCTTTATCGAAGTCCCCCATACCTTAGAAGGGTGAGTCGTCACTCGCTGGCACTGTTGCCGCGGCTGGAGCCGAGGAGCTAGTGTTTGCGGGTGCATCAGCGGGGTTAACTGCTAGTGACATAAAAGATAGACCGCTCTTAGCGACCTTCTTCCATCCTTTGAGGTAGTAGGTCTTACCCTCTACGTCAATCTTCCCGTTGTAATCAGGTTGATTGGGTTTTTCTTTGCGGTCATTCACGAAGAATGTTCCAGTGTTGGTGTTATCGTATTCAGCCATAGTTATTATTGGTTGGTTAGAATTCAGTTGTTGTAACAACTGGTAGAGATTTGCTCTTGCCGTGAGTGTTTGTTGCATCCGCATCCTTGGTATCGTCGATAGCGAAGAGTCCATTCAGGGCATACTTACGAGCATAGGAACTAGCGGAGCCAGTAATCTGAGCATCGTCCATACCCTTCTTTACTTCAGCCTCACGAGCGAAGGCTGTTGTTGATGCGATAGGATCGGAGTGCGACTCGTGAACAGTCGCTGTTGCCTTAACGTATACTCGCCCACCTACTTCAACGATTTCATCGCTGACAGTTAGGAAGCAATTGTATTTGTTCAATAAAGGCTTAACGGCCTCTAGTATATCCTCGGCGGATCTGTATGAATACCCACCGAACTTATTAGTCTGTCCCTTCGGAGCCTTTAGCTCGGACTGGATGGACTGCATTATCTTTACTGTATTATCTTTGGTCATAATAGTTTTTGGTTAGTTCACGATACAGTTTGCATCGTTCTTTTTCATTGGAGCAGGACTCAAGTTCTTTCTTGGTTGCTCCTAGAACTCTTAATTCAACAGCCTGTTCGGCGGCTGTCAATGAATTTTTAAATTTTTTCGTAAGTTGTATAAGTCCAACGGGGTGAAGGACATCCAAGGTTTCTTTTTCGAGGTAAGCAGCCATAGCATCGAGGACACCGGGCAAATGTTCCTTGTCACCCTTGCACATTCTGAGATAGAAGTTCTCCACCTTGCCGAGTAGACTGTTCGCTTGTCTGGATATAACACCGCGAACCATCCCGGTCTGGTGGTCGTGGTCAAGAACCCAATCGTCTTTCTTTGAGGCCAGGATAGGACAGCACAATGGTTTGTTCTGTTCTCGGAATTCTTTTATTTTACTCTGAGGAAGATACGTCATATTTTTTTATCCATTCTCTTATACTTTTCTCGGCTATGCCGCCTAGTTCTGCCTGTATTGATTTGTATGTCAAGCCCTCATTTCTTAACTGATAAGCTCTGCTTGCGAACTCCCTCTTTTGTTCATCGGTAAATCGTATGCCTCGCCTGGTTGTCTTGTCGTTGCTGATTAAACCTAAGCGTTTCATTCGATCAAAACCCTTGACCTTGCACTCACGCAGGAACTTATTCCTAATTATCATTGCGTCGAAATCCTCGTCGTTATGATGTGCCTCCAATAAATTAAGTGTGCTTGTTGCTGGATTGATATCGTTCATTCTAATTCTAATTGTTTTATTGATAGTATTTGACCAGTCGATCCGCGATTGAAGACGCATCGCCCAGCCCTGTCGGGGAATTTCTTGAGTATATACTTCAGTGCTGACTTCTCATCCCTAGCCCACTTGCAAGTTCTTCCCACGTAGCCGTCGGGCATATCATTCATCGTGTATTTAATTTCGTATTGATTCATTTCATACGGAGCAGCCAGTAAAGTTCAGCGCACTTCTTCGCTACCTTTATTCCTTTCTGCATCTCTTCCTGCTTCCAGTCCTTGTGATGATGCTTCTT